GGTCCTTTGCCTCGAGCAGAAGCTGATACTTTTCTTTCAGCATAGCAAGAAGAGATTTTTGCGTCTGATTTACAGACTTTTCAAAGCCAGAGGCCTTTTTTGAGGCATTATCAAAGCCGCTTCCAACAGATTTTTCAAATCCGGATACGCTCTTAGAGGCGTTTTCAAATCCCCTCGCAGCCTTATTTGCGCTGTTCACAGTATTTTCCATACTCTTCTGCGCCTTTTTCGCCGCAGAGTCAAGCCCTTCCATCTTTTCGGATATGCTATCGACAACCTGTCCGGTATTGTCTTTAGTCTCTATTGGAATCTCAATTTTAATAACCTTAGTCGCCACCCGCTCTTCCTCCTTTCTCGTCATCTTCCAGACGTATTCTCATAGACGCGAACATAAACGCCCGCACGCCAGCCGGCTTTGCATATACTTCATCCGGAGTTATGCCTAACCGCTGAAAAATTTGGTGCAAGAGGGTAGTTTTTCCTCCTGCTCGGATCAGTTTTTTGCCGTTTCCTCCATCTTGTTTTCAACCTCTTCCAGGTTTTCGGAATCAAATCCGCTCAGCTTATTGATTTCATCAATGACTCTGTCTTTTTCTCCGCCGAGAAGCACCGCTTCGATAACATCAAGCGCAGTCACGACAAGAACGCCCTGCTTTCTAAGCCCGTCCCACACCTGCTGATTATCCCAAAGTTTTGTACGGTCATCTTCGACCGTTGCATGGTAGATCAGTGAGGAACGGAATTTTGCATTGTCTGTCTCTTCTGCAAACTTGATGCCGATCTGCTTATTCCGAACATACTTTGTATACTTCTTGCGGCACTTGTTTGCTTCCTCTTCTCCGAGGGCGTGAATTCTGAACGAAAAGTAGAGCTTCCCTCCGCGAACGATATCGAACTGTACAATTTCGTCTGTCTTATAGGCAGCCGCCGCCAACATTCCGGCAATAAAATCGTTTTCAACCGTCAAAAGCTGCCCCTGTGTTTCCTTTTCAGAAAATTCTTCCTCGCGAACTTCCTGCGTATTTTCCGCCTTTTCTGCTGTTTTTGCTAAACTTGCCATTGCATATCCTCCTTAAAATATTGAAGGATGGCCGCACGGCCACCCTTCGTTAAATTTTTCGATTTAGATTGAGAGTTCTTTCTGGAGATCCGGTTTCCCGTTGACGAAGAAGTTCCAGTTGCGCTTGATAACATCTCCATTCGCAACGTTCTGGAGATCAATGTCGCCAGATGGGATGCACTCTCTGTATACAACACGCTCTTCGGATCCATTAAGCCCCTGAAGGACGCCCTGGAATACAAACTGCGGTGTTGTTCCAGACTTCATAGATGCCATGAGTTCACGGAACATGTCGATATCTTCGATCACAATTTCTGTAACGGTGATCGTGATCCCGTAGGAGTCACTGGTCTCATGCTCCTGCGGATCTCCCATAGGTTTATACTTCACATTGTTGTATGTAGCCTTTGCCTGAAAAGACTCCATGGAAGCCAGAAGATCGCCGGTTCCATTGTAGAGTCCGGCGTCCTTGCCGGTACGCGCATGACGCGCATCAGATGATGCTCTTTCGTTAATAGCCATTTAGTTTCCCTCCTTTATTCAGTTGTCCTGCTTGAGAACTGGAATTTGTATGTCAGATACAGATGCTCAATGGAATCCTTGTCGATCACCTGGATATCCATGTATGCATAATCACCATCGGACTGATATGTGGTATTCTCGGATGCGGTACCTGATACAAGCTTACCTTCGTTGATCATCGCATTGATGACGCCCTGCAGCTGGCTAACAACCGTAGCCCGTCCGTTCACATCGTTATCCACCTTTCCGATCAGGGCATCAGCCTGATCGTTGCAGCGGGTGATCAGTTCGTATCTTGTTTTTGTTCTTCGGATCTTTTTCCACCCGTCATCCTGATTATCTGCCGGGCTTACCAGCGTATTGATTGCGCTGTCGATCCAGATCTGCCCGCTCGTGTTTGTGCTGAGAACGATGCATCCTTTCTGCTCTGCTGTAGAGATGTCTGTCGGAGTGAGGGCGTCGTTAAGTTTCGTATACCCTTCCACAACCGTGTGGGTAAGAGATTTATTGGACGCACACGCAGCAATCATTCCTGCGATCCTTGCCGCTACGAGGTATCCCTCTACAGGTTCTCCAGAGATTTCTGCGGATGCGTTTACTACATAATGCATCTTCTCACTGTTGAACGCAGCCGCATGTGCCATACGGTCCGTAAGCGCGACCGTTTTCTTTTCGGCCACAACCGCCATTGCAAGCTGTCCTGCATCGAAAATCCGATCAACAAACGAAGCAAGCAACTGATGTACGGCGGTTTCTTCCGTATCAACACACGCTACATTGAACCGGTAAGGCTCCGCTGCAACAAACGCTTCGCTGTATTCCGCATTACTTGCCGTAGGATCTGTTCCCGGAGTAAATGCCTCTTCGCTCACATCTGCGAGAACACCTGTTGCGCTTGCTACGATCTCGGAAGTAAAGCACTTGGAATTTACAAACGCATCGTTCAGCGCCTTTACTTCATCATCTCCGGCCGCGAATTCGAGCTTCTCAAATTCTTTTGCCCCGGAATAGATAACGCATTCTTTGAGGGATGAATCGGACAGTTTTTCTCTTACAGTAACCGCAAAGTCCTTGGCGCCCGGATATTTCGCTGTGATCTTTAATGCTTCTGTATCGCCGTCCTTATCAAGGGTAACTGTGGCCGCAGTTCCGCCTTTTCCAACGCGAACGCAAACGCATTTCGTTGCTCCTGCCCTAATCACTTCACGGATTGCGTTAGTCGAACCTGCAGTGCCGTACAGCTTTTCATACCCTTCCTCTGGCGTGATCTCTACTGCCTCCGCAAGTGGTCCGAAATCAGACTTAAAGAAGATTGCCACCACTCCATCTGAGGCGCCTACGATCTGGTTTTCGCCGACCTTCTGGATGTTAAAATATGTTCCCGGGCGAATTTTTGTTTCGCCAACAATAAATGTTCCTGCCATCACTTAACCTCCTTGCTCATAAATTTATTAACAAGCTCTTTCGCTTCTTTTACTGTCGCTCTGTCTTTACCGTAGTATTTCAGAGCTGCAGCTACGCACTCCTTGCGTGTTCCAAACCGGTCTGCGGCATTAGAAAGCTCTTCTGCACTGTACGCCGGCTCAACAGTTTTCTTCGATGCCTTTTCTTTCTGTGAAGTATTGGCACCGGTTGTTTTTGCTTCTGTCATGATGTTTACTCCTCCTTGCTTAAAATTACATTTTTCATGATTGCGTGTTCTTTCGCCTTGTATTTCAGCACTCCGTATCTTCCTGTCACATATAATTGTCCTGATTTCAGGTAATCAGCCTGACGATCTAACTGAACCTCGGATATATTCATCGGTGAATGATCCAATAAGATTATTCTTTCATCCACGGCAATCCTTTGTGCTACAGCCGCAATCATTTTGATATTTTTGGATTTATCCGGGCATAAAAGATGGACCGCAATCCTGCAGTCCATCCACGCCACAGTATTCATATTGTTTCCGTTCACTTTGTTCAGCGCGGTCAACCGGCAGTAAAATACCGGGTTTTCGGATGTATCCGTGATTTCTCCCAATCGGTCCACGCCGATAACTACGGCATCCGGATATAACTCTTTGATATACTGGTTCAAGGCAACAATAGGATCGGGATCCGTTGTCTCCTGCGGCGAATATTCCATCATGTCTATGGATATCTCCTGTCCAATCACATTTCCTTCAAGCAGGAATGGATCCGTTCTTGCCCACGCAAAACTGTACGGTCCGCCATCATCCGGGTAAATCAGGACATCCCTGAAGCACTCCTTAATAGCCGCCTCGATCTCTAAAATGACCAGAGAGGTGCTTTCTGTATAGGCGACGATGTTCAGAGCGCCTACACTGGATCTTTCCTCATTTGCCTGCATATCGCACGTAAAATTGATACGTGGGTACTGGCTTTTCCCTTTCCATCCTTCCTGCTTATCATCCGGAGCTTCTGTGTTGAATATGGCCGGTTTGTCTGCGTAAGTCGCGCATAGCGCCTTCAACTTTTCAGAATCAAGCAATCTTTTATAAATCAGGCTTATCAGATTCATCTCCTGCTCCTTCCTCCGGATATTTCACGATCGTCTGCATATCCTTGCTGTATCGAATTTCCCAATCCCCGTTTGCCACCTCGTCAGCATAAATAAAAAAGTGGTTCGTGACATTC